AATTGGAACCGCCGTAAGTGATAACACTGGGGGTGGTGGTGGTGGTGGGGGTGGTGGTGCAGCAGCAGGTGGTGCAGGCGGCTCTGGCATAGTCATCCTGAAATACACCGTCGCATCACAGACTGTATTCACCTTCAAGTCAACTACTAAATGGGTTGCTCCGACAGGTGTGACCAGCGTGGACTATCTGGTCGTGGCGGGTGGTGGCGGTGGTTCTTCTGCTGGTGGTGGCGGTGGTGCGGGTGGATTTAGAACTGGAACTGCATTGTCAGTAACTGCTGGAACTGAATACACCATAACGGTCGGCGCTGGTGGTAATGGTTCTGCAAGCGGTGGCGGTGGGAGCGCAGGAACAAGTGGCGCAGATTCTGTTTTTTCTACCATCACATCAACTGGCGGCGGTCGCGCAGGTGGAGACTTCACTCCGGGTACTGGTGGGAATGGTGGTTCAGGTGGAGGTGCAGGTCGTAACTTATCTACTTTTGGGAACGGCAATACCCCTTCAGTTTCTCCAAGCCAAGGAAATAACGGTGGTTCTGGTATTGGAACTGCAAACACGACCGGTGGCGGTGGCGGCGCAAGTGCGGCAGGAGCTAGTGCGGTTGCCTCTCCACAAACATCTGGAAATGGTGGTGCTGGAACTGCGTCATCAATATCTGGTTCGTCTGTAACGTACGCCGGTGGCGGCGGTGGTGGAGGCATTTCTCCATCAACAGCCGGAACTGGAGGCTCTGGTGGCGGCGGAGCGGGAAGTGTTACATCAACAGCAGCTACATCTGGCACAGCCAATACCGGTGGTGGGGGAGGTGGTGGTGGATTTACTAACCCTACTTATGGTGCCGGTGGCACAGGCGGTTCCGGCATCGTGATAATCAAAATCAATCAATAACTATGGAAACTAAAGTCTATCGATTCATGGGCATCGACACGGCAATGCAAATGCTGCGTCCGGGTGCTAAATGGGAAATTAGCAATGGTGTTTTTACCCGTTGGGAAGATTCTCGGCCTTGCCCAAGCATTGAGGAAGTCTATTGGGTGATGGATAAGATTAAAGAGTTTGAGGAAAGCATCCCGACAATTTACTTGCCGGAGCAGCTTGAGGCTATGAACGCGCAGGTCAAAGAAATAGAGGGCGCAATCGCATGAATATGCACAACCTGTTTCCGACACCTATTGGGATGTTTGACCTTGACCGTCCACTGACGGATGAGGAGATGCTGTTCGTGCGCGGACAGGAAACACGGGCAAATGAAGGCAACACCACCAGCGTGAATAACTTTGTGCTGCGTGATTCGGTAATGACTTCACTAAGAGATTGGGTCGAAGGCTGCGTTGCTGAATACTTCAAGGCGACCAGTAATCCAAAGCATGATGTTGATTTGCGGATCACACAGTCGTGGTTCAACTACTCCGAGCAGGGTCAATGGCATCACAAACACGCTCACCCAAACTCATTTGTGTCTGGTGTGTTCTACCTGAACACCAACCCGGATGACCGCATCTATTTCTATCGCTCTGGCTGGCAGCAGATTAAGTTTCCACCTGAAAGCTGGAACTTGTACAACTCCGAGTCGTGGTGGTTCGAGGCCATCACTGGTCGGTTGATTCTTTTCCCGTCATCGCTCGAGCACAACGTGCCGACGGTAACGGGTGACGATGTGAGAATAAGTATGTCGTTCAACACATTCCCGGTGGGGGTTGTTGGCGATGAATTGAGTTTGACCGGATTAAAACTGGAGGCTTGAATGGCGCACTTTGCAGAATTGGACAGCAACAACATCGTGCTGCGTGTGATCGTGGTGGACAACAAGGACACTAGCGACGCAGCAGGCGTGGAGAAAGAACACATCGGCGCAGCCTTCTGCGAGCGCTTGTTCGGTGGAACGTGGAAACAGACCAGCTACAACGGCACGATCCGCAAACACTACGCAGGCGTGGGCTACACCTATAACTCTGTGCGCGATGCCTTCATTCCACCGCAACCGTATCCGAGCTGGACGCTGGACGATGATGCCAACTGGCAACCGCCCGTGCCGATGCCGACCGACGGTGAACGGTATAGCTGGAACGAGTCAACGCAGACTTGGGATGCCGTTGAATAATCATGGAAGACTTAATCACAAAGATTGCCGTGGGCATTGGCGGTATAGGCGCTGGTGCATGGGCGATGTACCAGAAGGTCAAGGTTGATAACCGCAACAACCATGCGGCTGACGTTACTGGTGCCGCCTGGGAGCAGGTGGTTGTCACTTTGCGTGAGGAAGTCGAGCGCTTGTCGCAGCGGCTGGCTGCTGTCGAGGAGCAGAACCGTCGGTGCGAGGAGATGAACGACCAGCTCCGCGAAGAGATTATCAGCATGAAAAAGCAGCTCCACCTGTTCTGATGTGCTTGATCCGATCACAATTGCTGCGGCTTACAAGGCCTGTACCACAGCAATCGATCTTGCCAAGAAGGGTGTAGACCTTTACAAGCAGATCAAGAGTACCAGCGGGGATGTCAGCGACGTACTGAAAGACCTGAAGGAGCAGTACCACAAGATAGTTGACCCGAGCCCGGAGCAGAAGAAGCAGTACAACGAAGAGGTTAAGCGGGTACAAGAAGTGGCGAAGGCCGCGCCGGATGATGTGCTGAATGACATCTGGTCAAACCTGGGCAACTTCATTGACCAGTATGAGGCGCTAGCAAAAATCTATGTACAAAGCGAGGCAGCAGCGAAGGAGGTTTACAAGGGTGATCTGTCGCTAGGTCGCAGGGCTCTGGAGCGCATCCGGCTAGAGTCTAAGTTGGACGAGATGCTGGCGCAGGTGCGAGAGCAGATGGTCTACAACACGCCACCAGAGCTGGGGTCTGTGTGGTCAAGGTTTGAAAAGGCATGGCACGACATACAAAATGAGCAGGCAGATGCGCTGGCAATAGAAACCAGAAAGATTCAGGCAGCTAGATGGCAACGAAAGCAGGCGGTAAATCGGCTCAAGGCGCGTCTGGTATACGTTGGGGCGACCGTGTTCGTGATTCTATGGGCGGTGGGAATAATGCTTCTGGTGGTCAGAAGCGCGACAATGAGGATGTACCTTGGTCATTGATTGCTACAGTGATGGCCGTGGTGCTGATGTTCTTTATCGTCATGCCGATCCTGGCTTTCATGTACTACGATATGTGGTTCGCCACCCAGGCTGCGGTGCATGAAGTAAAGAAGATGAAACAATTAAGGCGTGAAATACTGGAAGAGCGGAGGCAAGGTAATGCTAACAGAGAGCCAACTGAAGCAACTGATCCCAGGGAATAAGTATGTGTCCTATTGGCACAACGCACTGGAGCAGCTGCTGCCGGACTATGACATTAATACGCCCCAGCGCATTGCATCCTTCATTGCCCAATGCGCACATGAGTCTGGCAACTTCACAGCGCTGAAAGAGAATCTCAACTACAAGTGGGAAACCCTGCGCAGGTTGTTCCCTAAATACTTTCCCACCGATGAGATGGCCAAGGACTACGCGAGCAGGCCGAACAAGCAGGTCGCAATCGCTAATCGGATCTACGCTGGCCGCATGGGTAACGGCGACGAGCAGTCATCTGATCCCGCAAAATGGATCGGTCGCGGGTTGATCCAGCTGACCGGGCGCTCAAACTACCAGGCATTTGCTGACTCGGTCGAGATGGACATCAACGATGTGCCTGAGTACCTGGCCACGTTCGAAGGGGCTGCACAGTCTGCCTGCTGGTTTTGGGAAACCAATAACCTAAACAAATTCGCCGACGCTGATGACATCCTCGGTATGACGAAGCGGATAAATGGCGGGGTCATAGGCCTGAACGATCGGATCAAGCATTACAAGCACGCGCTACATGTCCTGGGGGTCAAATGAGATACCTGCTGATTCTGCTGCTGCTGGCTGGGTGCGAAGACAGATTCAGATACCCGTGCCAGGACAATAAGAACTGGAACAAGCCTGAGTGCCAGCGACCGACCTGCGCGGTGACCGGCACTTGCCCCGACCAGCTGGTGCCAGCTGCTGACTTTAAGCCGGAGGAACAGAAATGAAATGGACTCCAGATCAAATCGACTCGGTCATCAAGCTAGTCATCGGCACGACCTTCTGTGCGGTGCTGTTGATGATGTCGAGCTTGGCCATGTACTCTGTGGTGTTCGTCACCCAGCCGATGAACTCTATCGCACCAGCTGACAAGCAATTCTTTATGTTGCTGTCGGACATGTCAAAGTACATCCTCGGTGCGCTAGCAACCCTGTTGGCTATCAAAGGCAAGGACGGCGTGGCCAAGCTGATCGATCCACCGCCTGGTGTTAGCAAGGCCAGCGATTGGACTGACCCACAGCCACCGGCACCCAAGGCACCAGCTCCAGTGCATCAGCGCGTCGAGCCTATGCTAGAGACTAGCCCACCACCACCCGTGGCGGCAGGCTTCAACGGTAAAGCAGCACCACCAGCAGCACCACAACCTGAACTGTAGGGGAAACCATGAACTATTTTTTACTGATCCGCATGGCCGCAACCGTAGCCGCTAGCTTGCTGTTAGCATTCAACGTCCACGCTGGTGGCGAAATGAAAAAGGTCTGCCGGGAAGATCCGAAGACCAAGAAGGAAGTTTGCAAAACAATCAAGGTTCATAAGAAATTGGAAGGCACAAAAGTGCCGCCATCAAAATGAATCCCTATTTCATTGCCGGTGCTGTCATAGCTGTCGCACTGGCTGGCGCTGGTGGCTACGTCAAAGGCTCGGCAGCAGGTAAGGCCGAGGTACAGGCGCAGTGGGATCAGGAGAAGGCCAAGCTGGCAGAAGAGTATGCGAAGGCGCAGGCAGCTGCACGCGAGAAGGAGCAGCAGCTACAGGCCCAGGCTGACAAGCTGAGAGAGGAATCGTATGAACAGATCAAAGATATTAATGCTCGCTCTGACCGGCTCATTGACAGCCTGCGCAAGCGCCCCGAGCGCCCCGCCGCCCCGGCAGGTGCCGTGTCCAGTACCGCCAGCTCTTGCAGTGGAGCGTCTGGAGCGGAACTGGATCGGACAAATGGAGAGTTTCTTGCAAGGTACGCCGCCGACGCAGCAAGGCTCCAATCAGCCCTCGACACCTGCATCCGTCAGTACGAAGCAGTGAGGCACACCCCCCGCTGATACTGCGCCTCTCCTGCGCTAACCAAAGTACCAGCGGGTTTTCCCGGCTATCAGTCGGGATTTTTTTCCTTGTTCATCTCAGCGCCCAGCATTCGCAGCCGCTTCTGGTAGGCCTGTGAGTGCTGGAGCATGGCACCAGGCTCCATCTTTTTAAACAACACCTGGTTCGCTTCCTTGAAATTTTTTAGCGCTGTCATCCGGTCGCGCTCACTAGCCTTGCCTGCTGACATCGTCTTGTCGGCGAGCTCTTCATAGGCTGCAGACCAATCCAGCTGCGTGGCGTGCGTTGACTTAACCACCGGCTCGCCACCGTCCTTGCTTGGCACCATCAGCTGGAACTCACCTGCTAACGCTGGCTTTGGGTTAGCCTCTTCCAGATCCGGCACATACTCATCCAATGGTGGCGGTGGTGGTGCGATTCGATCCAGCGGGTTAGATGGCAGCGGCGTGATATTCTTGGCTGGCTGTGGCCGTGCCTCTGGCGGGAAATCCTGCGCCTCTTCGACTGTGATCAGCCCCTTCAGCGCGTCAGGAAACGCGTCACGCAGCGCAAAGCCTCGAGCTCGCATCTGCATCATGCGCTTCGGGTACGCCTGCCACGGCCCCTGCTTGCCCCATAAGCCAGCTCTTTTGGCATCTTCGACCGAGAACTTGGCCACCACCGGCTTGCGGCCACGGCGCTTTGCAACGCAGACAGCTACTGGGTTCGGCGTGCCTTCATCCTCGAAATACTCTTCGATGTCCTCACAGTGTGGGCTGGCTTGAACCAGCGCCATCGCTGCGTCACCGTACACGCTGGGCTTGCCATTGATTACGGCAATGTTCTGGAGCGCCTGCATGGGTGCCAAGCCGATCTCTGCGCCCCACTGCATGGCCACCAGAATATCTTGCGGCTTGCCGGTATAGGCTTTGGGTACTAGGCTGGACGATGCCAGCTCTTCGGCAAACTGCCTGGCTTCGGTAAAGGTTGCAGGCGCAAAGCCTTGCCTAGTTGTAACGAGATTGGTCATTGTTGTCTCCTGGTAGAAATGCTTCGATTGTGTAAAGAACTAGCGCGGTGAAGGACTCGACGATTTCCTCGGCCTCTTCCTCGCTGCACTTGGGTATGGTGTTCAACAGCGCAACCACAGCTCTAGCGTGCGCCTCTTCGATCTTGGTCATAGTGCCTCTTTGATTGATAGGGTTGATTGACGAATGCTGTATGCGTCCTTCGCAGGCACCACCTTCTCTGGTGTCGCCTTGTAGCTACGCATTGGCCAGCGGATCTCGAAGCGACCGACGGTGCCTTTGGATGCTTGGCCAAGCATTGCCTTGAGCTCTGTCTCTGCTTCGCTGCGCTTGCCCTCGGCCTCTTTGATGGCGGCATTGGCGGCTAGGATCTGGTCGGCCAGCTGTTCAGCGCGACCAGGTAGGTTGACTACCGCAGCCTCATCAGCTGCCGGGTACATGCGGTCGGCATCCTTGCTGTTGGCTGGTGGGTAATAGTCAATCTCGCCGGTGGCTTTGTACTTCTCGATTTTGTTTTGGAACTCGAGCACCGCGGTCTTGATCGTTTCCAGTGTTTGCTTGTGCGGCTCGAACAGGAAGATCCGCAGCACGGTTCCCTGGTACAGCACGGCCACCGCACCCCACTTGGCCTGCATGATGTCCATCTGTGCCTGCAACTGCACAGGGCCGCGGTAAAGCGCAGGCATTTCCTCGGGCGACACTGCGGTTAGCTTGGCCTCGAGCACGCCATAGCCGTCGAGCATGATCTCATCCTGGCCGACCACGATAATGCCTGCGTCCATGTCGGTGCGGATCTTCTGGCCACGGCCATGCGCCCAGCCGTCCAGGCTGCAGGCCAGCGGCAGTGTCTTATGAAAGAAGGCCGAGTCGAACTCGGTCGAGAGCTCGAGCAGCTCGAGGCGCTTGGCTGTTTCCAGCAGAATCATTTGCTCCAGCCGATCACCCCAGGCCATCGCTTCGTTCTGTTTGTCTTCGCGTGGCAGGCCTTTGCTTGCGTTGATGCTGTACTGCAGTTCGTCGTTAGGTGTCTGGTATCGAGACAACCCGAGCAGCGCTGGCAGGCGGCTGGCGCTCATCATGTAGTCTGGTGTTAGTTTGCCTGACATGTTTCCTCCGTTAGTTTATAGACCCGCACCACGCGAGCGTGAGCGGCTTTGTGAGCGGCTTCTGTGTAGCCGATTGCTGTGAATTTTTTACCCCGGAAAACGGCACCGAGCACTGATGGGTGCAGCTCCGCAGGCAGGTTGATGGCAGCTCGGACATCGTTGATCGACACCGAGCCCTGCTGCCTGCAGATTTGAGCTGCAATGTCTCGGCACTGAGCCAGGAAGTCGCTGTCGCGTTGCTCGAACAATGCCAGCTGGGCATCGCGCAGAATCTGGCCGGTGATCATATAACACCCGCCACAAAGAACAGCGCCATCACAATGAAGATCCCGAGCAATACGCCGTTAAAGAAATCGTCGTTCATGCTGCACCCCGCTGAATTAGGTTAGAGACTTGGGCAGCGCCCCAGGTACGGCCACCGCGAGCGGTTTGCACGCCGCGAGCTGTCAGTGCTGCTGCGATTGAGCGCAGGCTGGTGATGCCTGCACGCTGCAGGTCGGCGATGATGGGCATCATGCGAGCTGCGAATGCGTCAGCGTTGGCACGGCCAGCTGCTGCACCGGCTTCTGCTGCGGCTTGTGGGTTTGGGTTACCGAGCTTGACACCGCGGGCTTTAGCTGCCTGCAGTGCTGCCTTGGTACGGCGGCTGATCTCTTCGCGCTCATGCTGGGCGACCACAGCGCGGATGCCGAACTCAAGCGTACCAGCGTGCGGCATGTCGGCTGCAACGATCTGCACGCCAGAGTCACGCAGGGTCAGCAAGAATGCTGCCTGGCGTGACAAGCGGTCGATCTTAGCAATCAGCAAAGCAGAACCTGTGGCTTTGCACATGGCGATGGCAGCGGCCAGCTGTGGCCGATCATCGTGCTTGCCTGATTCGATCTCGGTGAATGAATGGATGATGCCGTCGGCGTAGGCTTTGACTGCTGCCTGCTGGGCTTCGAGGCCGAGGCCAGATTGGCCCTGGCGCTCAGTGGAAACTCGGAAGTAAGCTACATATTTGCTCATGTTTTTCGCTCCTGTATCTCGGTGGCGTTGCGGTCTTGAGTGACCGTAGACAGAGCCTATATATATCGCCGGTATATGTCAACACCCCAAACCAAAATAATTTTAGGTGCTGTCAAATTGGCAAGCGTTGACGGCGTTACGGTCTTAGAATTATATTCGGGCGATATACAAGGGGGTGTTATGAAGCAAGGCAAGATGTTTCTCATGCGTATGCGGCCAGAGGTAAGGCAGCTGCTAGACCAGGCGGCTGCAGAACAGCGTCGCACCAGGGTGTCGATCCTGGAAGAGCTGATACTGGAGGCTTACGGCAAGCGCTACCAGAGCACGCAGGATCGGCTGAACAAGCTGCTAGGTGGCGCATGAACGGTCGTGGCAAGCGGAACAAGGGCGCTGCAGGCGAGCGTGAGCTGGCCAAACTGCTGACTGATGAGCTCGGGTTTGTGGTCAAGCGCAACCTGGGGCAGGCCAGAGATGGTGCTGATGACATCACGATCCAGCACTTCAGGCTTGAGGTAAAGCGGCAGGAGCGGTTGCAGATTGATGCCTGGTCGCAACAGGTCGAGGCTTGTGCGCAGCCGAACGAGGTGCCGGTGGTAGTCTACCGGCGCAACGGCCAGCCCTGGCGCGTCTGTCTTTTACTGGATGACTTTATACCTATGCTGAGAGATCAATTGGAAGGAAACAATGCAAACGAAACTGAAGCTGGCTGATGACACGATGCCGCCAAAGAAAGAAAAGAAGCCGGATGACACGCCGAGTGTGTGGAACCCAAATTTTAAATACAAGCCAGCAGGCACGGCGATGGACTTAGCCGCCAAGTTCAAGCGCATCCAGCGCGAGCAGGCCAAGGCTGCGAAGGCTAACAAGGTGAGGCGCGTCAAATGATCCGACTGTGGCGAGCGTTCAGGATGTGGCGTTATTCCGGCCTTGGGATCATGGCCTCGGTCAAGCAGGCCAGGCGGTATCTGAGGCGGCATGGTGGCCGCAGGTTATGAGCACTGCCAGCACTGCGACAGGCCGCACTGGAAGCCTCGCACGGTGCTGGTGGACGGCGTTGAGCTCTGCACGCACAGCGAAGCCTGGCGCTTCGAGTGCGAGGTGCGGTGGGCTTTGAAGCTGCCGGACAAGGCGAGGAAGCCGAAGGTTACCAAGGTGCAATATTTACTCAGTGTCGAAGAGCGGCGCGGCATTGAGGGCAAGGCCAGGCTGCGAAATGAAATGTTGAGGAGATATAAAAATGCAAAAAGTAAGAAATGAACACCGGCTGCTGGACACATTGATTACTGAGCTCAGAGCTCGCAACGATGCGCACCTGGCTGTCAAGCTGGGCTGGCCGCAGGCGTATGTCAGCAAGATCCGAAGCGGCAAGATGGGTGTCACAGCCGAGCGGATCTTAAAGATCCACGACGCGACAGGCTGGGAGATTAAGCGGATCAAGGGGCTGATATGAACACCAAGTTCTGCACCAGCTGCCAATGCACCAGGGATCTTGACGGCGGGATCTACAGGCGCGGCAAGAACACAGCGCGGTGGATCTGTAAGCCGTGTGTGGAAAGGCGCTCAGAGAGCCCGTATCGCAACCACAGCGGCCAGATAACGCCAGAGGCGCATGTCAGGAAGCTGGCGGGTCAGCTGCGGTGGCGGTGATGGTGATCGCATTCTTTGGCGTGCTGCTGATGACCATCGGCGGCTTACTAGGGCTGGCAGCGATTTCGTTCTATATCGGCCTGCTTGCAGGCGATAAGGAAGACGATTGGAAATGAATATTTACACCCACAAGTTCGCGGTGCGCTGCCCGAACAACAACAAGCAAGTGTTCTATGAGCTCGAGATCCAGTCGGAGCAGATGATCTACGTCGAGAAGATCGTCATCGCCTGCGAACTTTGGGAGTGCGAATTCCACGAGAAGATGGCCGACCACTTGGCGCATCAGTTCCCGAACACAAGGCAGTTTCTACGAGCTCACCATCATGGCGTGGATGTGGAAACCGTCAGGGGCGAGATATGACGATCCACTACCACGGCACGCCAATCACGCCCAGGACTGTCCTGCAGCAGCTGGCGGGTCGTTTTTTTTGCGTGTCGCACTACCGGCCTGATGATGTAGATTGGTGCCACAAACATGGCCAAGGCGTGATGCTGGACAACGGCGCATTCTCGGCATGGCGCTCGGGCAAGCAGACAGATTGGGCTGGGTTTTATGGTTGGTGCGAACAGTGGCTGGACTATCCGACCAGCTGGGCAGTCATCCCTGATGTAATTGTTGGCGACGAGGCCGATAACGATGCCCTGCTTGATCAATGGCCGCATGGCCAGCGTGGTGCGCCGGTATGGCACATGCACGAATCAATCGACCGGCTGCAGCGGCTGTGCGACAGCTGGCAGCGGGTCTGCATTGGATCGTCAGCTCAGTATGCGGTGGTCGGCTCAAGCAGCTGGCACCGCCGGATGACCGAGGCCATGAACGTGATCTGCAAGACAGGCAGAGTGCCGACCTGGTTGCACATGCTGCGAGGCATGGCGGCCACCCGCTTTGGCTATCCGTTTGCCAGCGTGGACAGCACTGACATTGCCCGCAATCACAATCGAGGCGTGCCGGTAAGGCAGATGGCTGACCAGTGGGATTCGATTCAATGCCGACCACATTGGCAGCAGGCACCGCTTCAAGCCAGCCTGTTGGAAAGAGTGGCATGACTCCAATGCCTGATAACGTGGTGCAGTTCGCGCTGCCGAAGAAGCCTAAGATCCGCGAGAAGGAACCGATGCCAGACCAGCGCAAGCTGGTTGTGGTGCCGATCCGAGCAGCCACAGACAAGACATTGACTGAGGGCATGTTGCGCACGCTGTTGCTGGTGGCCAGCTATTGCAACCGAGCTGGGATCACTTGGGTCGGACAAGCACGCCTAGCGCAAGACCTGGGCGTGAGCAGGCAGGCAATCACCCGGCAGGTCGGCAAGCTGGTCAAGGCTGGTTACCTGGAAGTAATCAGCAAGGGCTGGCGAGGCGAGAGGTCAAACAGCATCCGGCTGATCTTCGATAAGAGCATCGATGCTGAGACAGCTGTGGCAGTCACCAGCCGCATTGAAGACACCAGGACACCGCTAATGAAGGAGAAGCAAATGCAGGACATGACACCAGATCCAGAAGGATTGAAGCGCATCCACGACATGATTAACGGAGTAATTAAGCCAGTTCAACAACCAGCCAAGGAGTATCAAATGCCAAAGTCAGGAGACACAGTCACGGTTGCTAAGATGAAAGAACAGATAGCAAAGAAGAAAGCAAAAGCAGTCAATACGCTACCACCAGAGGTTGCCAATGAAGAGGCTACACATAGGCAACCTAGACCTGTGGATAACTCCGCTCATAGGCAACATCATCGGCTACATCCAGAGGTTGCGCGAACACAAGAAAACATAGGTATAGATAAAGTATTAAGGTTATTTTTAAATAAAGGTTTTAATGTTTTAAGCAACCAAGAATCAATTCAACACATTGCAAATGAAACAACAGTTGCAGAACTTGAAACACTGATGGATAAGTTGTCAGATCGCTATGCAGCTGAAGGCTTGCCCTTGCCGACCGATGGCGCGATGCTGGCCAACGACCTGATCATGCTGCAGTCGGATGAGCTGACAGCACGGCATGGCATTTAAACGCGATCTAAGGTACCTACAAGGCGCGATCAGGGTGCAGGTAATAGGCAGACATGGGTACGCATGGAAAACAGCTCTACGGGGCTGTAATCCAAAGTGTCCAAAGTCCAAACGAACGTATGGTGTTTTGACGTGTCCGGAAGGCAGGGGGGGGTAACGACGTGTCTGCATTGAAGCGATGCCAGCACGACCTGGCTGCAGGATCGATTGCGTTATCGATCTGGCATCACCTGTTGTCAAAAAGGCACCCTTTGCCCCCTCCCCCGTCATGAGCGCTAGCGGGGGCTACCCACAATTTTTCCCCACTTTTTTGTCTGGTGGGTTTTTTGCAACAACTTAGGAGATTAACAACATGGGATGGGAACATAAGCCGAACTTTGGCAGTGCGTTTATCAACAAGGAAAAGAAGGAGGATTGGCACGCTGCCTACCGTGGTGACGTGATGTTGCCGGATGGTACGGTGCATTACCTTGACTTGAATCCTGCGACGACTAAGGCGGGTGAGCAGTATTTCAAGATCAAGATCGGCAAGGTGAAGTCGATTGGTGCGCCGCCGCTGTCTACGCACAACCAGGCCAAGGGCAATGGCTACCAGCCGCAGGCTGACGAAGAGATACCCTTCTGATGCCAGCCAAGAAACAATCCAACGTGGTGCCGCCCCTGACCAACTGGGGTGGTACTCGCTCGATCCAGCGTCGGTTGGAGCGCTCAAATACCCTGATCCAGAACCGAGAAGCGGTCAGTTACGCTTTGCTGTGCATGGCCAACACCAAGATCACGGACATCATGACCTGGGATGAGGACGGCCAGGTAAAGGTCAAGGCTGCGCACCAGATCCCTGAACACGCTTTGCAGGCGATCAAGAAGGTCTCGGTCAGAACTGACAAGGAAGGCAACAGTTTCTTGGACATCGAGCTGTACGATAAGGTGGGCGTGCTGCGGTTGCTGGCCA